TAGCACCTTTAGCATTAAGACCACCTCTTTTAGCTAACATTAAAGCAGCTCTTTTCTTAGCTGTAGTGCTTACTGCACCTCTTGCAAGGGCTTTTGCTCCAAAAGAAGCAGCTCCTCCAGTCATAATACTTGCTCCCATAAGCATTATATCTTCTTTTGATGCAAAAAACGATAAAAATCCAGCAGCAATATCTCTTGTTAAACTTGGAGGGGCTAAAGAAAGGTCATACATTTTTTTACCTGTCATCATCTCGTGCATCATTCCACCGAGAGATTGATTGTATGCTTGCTGGTATGTTAATCCCATACCACCTAAAAAACCTTTTTTATTTTCTTCTCTGTCTGGTTCTTGGTCTTCAATACCGTATGTATTGTATGAAGTGTTTGATGACGCGTCTATTCCTCCTCTAGATTCTTCTCTATCAGAGTAGCTAATTATTGAATTAGGTCTTTCTATTGGCATCTATTTAAGCCTCTTTAGATTCTTTTTTATCTTTTGCGAATTTTTTTCTTATCTGGTTTGCTTGACGTTGTAAGGATTTCATTTTCTCTTTATATTCTTTTTCACTTATAACTTCCTCATAAAGAGAGTCAACACCAGAAAGACCTTCTATCAAAAGTTTTCCTGGGCCCCATCGTTCCAATTTATAACTACCATCTTTTTGTCTCTTGTAAGCTCCCATAGCACTTATACTTCTTTCTACGTTATCTAATTTTTCTCTTTGAGCAACTTTTCCTCTACTGTAGACGTCTCTAGGAACGGTCCAATGTTTCTTTTTCTCAGCTTTCAATCTTCTAAGCGTGTCACCTACGTCTCTTCTATAAGAAGCGGTGGGGAATCCCTGACCTTGTCGTTGCGTAAACCTTACACCTAATTCTTTTAATGTTGTTTTATAATTTTTTAGAAAATCCATCTCTTCTTCTGTAACTACTCTATTATTTCGTTTCCTCCAAGAAATATCGTTAAAGCGGTCGTAAGCACCTTGTATATCATCTATTTGTTGTTGGACTTCACCTTGCACATCTTCAACAGATTTAACTTCCAATTTCTTTTTATCAGAATATGTCTGATTAATTTTTTCCAGTTCTTTTTCGTCTTCTACGGAAAGACCCACGGTTTTTCCTTTTCTAGTAAGTTCATCTTCTCTCTTTTCTAAATCAGAGAAATTAGACTTTTCTATTTTTTCTGCTCTAATTTGTTCCTCTGTCTTGACTACTTTTTTCTTTTCAACATATTCTTTAGCAAAATCAACATACTCTTGAGGAAATCCAAGTTCATCTCTTCTTAATTCTTCTGCTGCTAATTGTTCTTCAGGTGTTGGCATTAGTCTACCACTTTTAATTTCATTAGCTTTAGTTGGACCGTAAAGTTCAACATATGCCCAATGTTTTGAAGTTTTATCTATAAGGTCGTGTTCAATTTGAGTAATTATTTGATTGTCATCTTTGTCATAGGCATAATCACGAAAATTTCCGTCAAAAGCAGTTTGAAAATGAGACTTGTACTGTTCTTGAACATTTTGTATTGCACTGCTATTTCTTTCTTCTAGTCTCTCTGAAATAGCCTGTTTAACTGTCATACCTTCTTGAGGACCTCCTGGGATAATTCCGTTCATTCCTAAAGATGTATAATAAGTTTGAGCATTCTTCAGATTGTCAGGCATTGTTCCTTGACTTGTAATATTGCCATAG